AGCAGATAAATCTAATAACACTAATGAAAGCGATGTTAATCTTGTAGTTCCAGGTACAGCAGATTCTGGTAACATTTACACAATTATAGCAGAGTTTCAAAAAATTTATTAAGGAGGGTAACTAATGGCCAATACAACTTCAGGCACAGTTACTTTCGACAAAACTTTTGCAGTAGATGAAATTATTGCAGAAGCATATGAGAGAATAGGTTCACAAGTAACTTCTGGATATCAATTAAAAACAGCAAGACGTTCTTTAAATATTTTATTTCAAGAATGGGGTAATAGAGGTTTGCACTACTGGGAAGTAGGTGAAGCAAATATTGATTTAATTGAAGGTCAAGCTGAATATAATTTTTTTAGAGCAACTAGTGATGGCACAAGTGCAACAACGGTACCTGCTGATACTTATGGTGTAGCGGACATTCTTGAAGCAACTTTTAGACAAGACAGAACTTCAGTAGATCAATCGGATTCAGCAATGACTAAAATTGATAGATCAACTTATTCTAGTTTATCTGCAAAATTATCTAAAGGAACTCCATCACAATATTTTGTTCAAAGGTTTGTAGATAAAACAGTAGTAACAGTTTATCCTACTCCTGATTCAACAGCAGCAAGTAAAGATATGCATATTTATTATGTCAAAAGAATACAAGATGCTGATTCAACTTACACAGATGCAACAGATGTACCTTACAGATTTGTACCTTGTATGGTTTCAGGTTTAGCTTTTTATTTAGCACAAAAATTTAACCCACAGTTAGTTCAACAAACTAAATTATATTATGAAGAAGAACTAGCTAGAGCATTAAGAGAAGATGGTTCTTCTACTAGTGTTCACATAACACCAAGAACTTATTACTAAGGATAACAATGGCACAAGCAAGAGGAAAATACGCAAAAGCAATATCAGATAGATCAGGAATGGAATTTCCATATAATGAAATGGTTAGAGAATGGAATGGTCACATGGTTCATAAATCTGAATTTGAATCAAAGCATCCTCAACTAGAATTAAGATCTAGATCAGGTGATGCACAAGGTTTATTTGATGTAAGACCGGATAGAACTGAAAGTGAAGTAGCTAGACCCTTGGCACCTAATCCTTTTCAAACGATTGCAGCATCATCGGGTATCATAAATGTGTTTGAAAAATCTCATGGTAGATCAACAAGTGACACTGTAAGATTTAGAGGCCCAATTTATACAACATCAGATCCAGACGCTTTTCAAAACCCAGTTGGCTTTGATGGAGTTACAGGAGCTAATTTAGCAAAAGCTGCGGGATATTCTATTACAGTTGGAAAAAGAGATTCAAGCGGAAACATTACAAACACAGTAGATTTCTATCACTTTACTGTAGACACAAACACTGCTACAACGGGTGGTATATCAGGAGGAGGCAATAGTTGTTCGGCTGGTCCAGCAACATTGACAGCATAGTATGGCAGGAATAAGTTTTTCAGATCTAAGAACACAAATAAGAAGTTACACAGAAGTTAGTTCTACTGTGTTGTCTAATAGTGTTATTGAAAACATAGTTTTAAATGCAGAATATAGAATTTTTAGAGATTTACCTTTAGATGCATATAGAAAAACAGCTACAGATAATTTGGTAGCCAATCAAGAACATGCCCAAGTTCCAGCAGGAGCTTTGTTTGTAAGAGGTGTTCAAGTTGCAGATGGTACTTCTTCTTTAACTAATCCTATATGGTTAGAGAAAAGAGATGTTACTTTTTTAGACGAATTTAACGGAGCAAGAGCTACAGGTAGACCTAAATATTACGCTATGCAAGGTGGAGAAACAGGTAATACAAACACAACTTCTGGAGCTGTTTTACTGTCACCAATTCCAGATACCACTTATGTATTTAAAGTTCACTACAATCGTATACCAGATAAATTGGAAGCAAGCAGTAATGAAACTAATTTCATTAGTTTGAATTTTCCAAATGGTCTGCTATACTGTTGTCTTGCAGAAACGTATTCGTTTTTAAAAGGCCCAGCTGACATGCTGCAATTGTATGAACAAAAGTACAAACAAGAAGTAGAAAAATTCGGAGGAGAACAAATAGGTAGAAAACGAAGAGACGACTATACTGATGGCACTATCAGAATACCAGTCAACTCGCCGACACCGTAAAGGAATTAAATTATGGCATCAACATTTTCAGATCTTGGTATAGAACTAATGTCCACTGGCGAAAACGCCGGAACTTGGGGAGATAAAACTAATACTAACTTACAAATTGTAGAAAAAGCAGTTGCTGGTTATGTAGAAAAATCCATAGCTGGCGGAGCAGCTACTACAACATTAACAATTACAGATGGAACTACAACTGAATCAGATTCAATTGCAAGGCATGCTGTTATAAAATTAACAGGATCAATTACAGGTAATCAAATTGTAACTGTTCCAGACTCAATAGAAAAAGTTTATATTATAACTAATGGAACTTCAGGTGCTTTTACTGTTCAATTTAAAACAGCCTCAGGAACAGGTATTACTTTTGGTGTATCCGAAAAAACTACAAGACTAGTTTATTCAGACGGAACAAATCTTGTTGATGCAGGTTTTGGTGGATCTCTTGATGTAGAAGGAAGAGAATTAATTTTAGATGCTGATGGTGATACAAGTTTAACCGCAGATACAGATGATCAGATAGATATTAAAATTGCAGGAACAGATCAATTAACAATTAAAGATGGTGCGTTATCTCCAGTTACAGATAATGATATTGATTTAGGTACATCAACTTTAGAATTTAAAGATGCATTCTTTGATGGCACAGTAACTTCAGATGCTTTTGCAGGACCACTTACAGGTAATGTAACAGGAAACGTTTCTGGAACTGCAGCAACAGTAACTACTGCAGCACAATCAAATATTACATCACTAGGAACCTTAACAACTTTAACAGTTGATAATGTAATTATTAATGGTTCTACTATTGGACACACTGGTGACACAGATTTAATAACAGTTGCTAGTGGAATTGCTACAGTAGCTGGTGAAGTGTCAATGACAACATTAGATATTGGTGGAACCAATGTAACATCAACAGCTGCAGAAATTAATTTAATAGATGGTGGTGCAACAGTAGGAACTACTGCAATTGCGGATGGTGATGGCTTACTTATAAATGATGCTGGTACAATGAGAGTATCTACTGTTCAAACTTTAGCTGCTTATCTTGATGATGAAATTACAGCAATGCCTAATCTTGTTTCAACAGGTGCATTAAATTCTGGTTCAATTACTTCAGGTTTTGGAACTATTGATACAGGGTCTTCTACAATTACAACAACAGGATTAATTAGTGGTGGATCACTTGATATAGATAACGTTTTAATTAACGGCACGACAATTGGTCACACAGATGATACAGATTTAATTACATTAGCAGACGGAATTGCAACAGTTGCAGGAGAAATTTCTGTAACAACTTTAGATATTGGTGGAACTAATGTAACTTCAACTGCGGCAGAATTAAATTTACTAGACGATAAAGATGCTACACACCTTGCAGTACCAGGAAAAATTGAAGGAACAAATTTTTCTGGAGGTTTATTAATTGGTCATGCAACAACTGGAACTTTAAATGATGCTAATGGTAATACTGGAGTTGGAATTGGTGCTTTAGATGCTTTAACAAGTGGGGATCAAAATACTGCTGTTGGTCAAGCTGCTGGTGGTACAGCTTCTTCTGGTTCTAATAATACTTTTTTTGGTAGAGCAGCTGGTTTTGCAGTTACAGGAAGTAGCAATACTCTAATCGGTAGAAATGCTGGAGGTGTAGTAAATAGTGGATCAAGTAATATTACGCTTGGTAAAGATAGTGGAGATAATATCACAAGTGGTGATGGTAATGTAATTATTGGAAGTATTAATGCTGATAGTGCAACAGGAGATAAACAATTAATACTTGCAGATGGAGTAGATGGTTCAGTAGCTTGGATTAAAGGTGATAGTTCAGGTAATCTAACTTTTGGTGGAACCATAACAGTAGGTTCTGCTACGGTTACAGAGGCACAATTAGAAATTTTAGACGGTGCAACAATCACTACAACA